ATGACTAAAGACAATCCAACACTTGTAAAAAACATGAAACATGTTAAATGGGATAGTATTCCACCTTTGAAAGGACCAAATTCTCAGGGGTTGATTAAAGACAAAAAACAAGATAAACCAATACAGGAGAAAAAATATGGCAGATATAGATAAATCTCTTCCGAACGTTGGCAGTCCACAAGATCTACCTGAAAATGATATTCAGGAAGAAGTTGTAACTGACGAAGTTGTTGAGACAGGTGGACCCGTAGAAATTACAGATGAAGAAGATGGTGGAGCAACTATCGACTTTGATCCGTCTCAAACAAATATTGATGCAGGGGATGACCACTTTGCAAACTTAAACGAATTACTTCCAGAAGATGACACAGACGCAATCGGTAATCAATTACAAAGTGATTACATGGAATATAAATTATCCCGTGCAGAATGGGAAAGAACTTACATTACTGGATTAGAATTATTAGGATTTAAATACGAAAATAGAACTCAGCCTTTCCAAGGAGCTTCAGGTGCAACTCACCCAGTTTTAGCAGAAGCAGTTACTCAGTTTCAAGCTTTAGCTTATAAAGAATTATTACCGGCTGATGGCCCGGTTAGAACACAAGTAATGGGAATAAGTTCTCCTCAAAAAGAACAACAAGCTCAACGTGTTAAAAATTTCATGAACTATCAAATTATGGATCAGATGAGTGAGTATGAACCAGAGTTTGATCAAATGTTATTCTATCTTCCATTATCAGGTTCAACATTTAAAAAAGTTTACTATGATGATTTATTAGGTAGAGCAGTATCTAAATTTATTCCTGCAGATGATCTTGTAGTACCTTATACAGCTACATCATTAGATGATGCAGAAGCAGTTATTCATGTTGTTAAAATGTCAGAAAATGATTTACGTAAACAAATGTATGCTGGCTTTTATTCTGATATTGAACTTACTAAACCTACAGGAACAGTTACAAATGAACTGAAGGAAAAAGAGAGAGAAATTGAAGGAGTTCAAAAGTCACAAAGAACAGATCCTCTATATACAATTCTAGAATGCCACGTTAATTTAGATTTAGAAGGTTTTGAAGATGTTGGTGAAGACGGAGAACCAACTGGAATAAAATTACCTTACCTCGTTACAATTGAAGAAGGTAGTAGGAAGGTTTTGTCTATTAGACGAAACTTTGCGCCCAATGATCCAAAGAAACTTAAGATCCAATATTTCGTCCACTTTAAATTTCTGCCAGGGCTTGGATTTTATGGCTTAGGATTAATACACATGATTGGCGGATTGAGTCGTACTGCAACTGCGGCTCTCCGTCAGTTATTAGATGCAGGTACATTATCAAATTTACCAGCCGGATTTAAACAAAGAGGTGTTAGAGTTAGAGATGACTCTACTGCTATTCAACCAGGAGAATTTAAAGATGTTGACACTCCAGGTGGAAATTTAAAAGATGCTTTCGTATTCCTGCCTTACAAAGAACCCTCACAAACTTTATTACAGTTGATGGGTATTGTAGTTGACGCGGGACAGAGATTCGCATCAATTGCTGACATGCAGGTTGGTGATGGGAACCAACAGGCCGCTGTTGGTACAACTGTAGCTCTTTTAGAACGTGGTTCAAGAGTGATGTCAGCAATCCACAAAAGATTATATGTTGGATTAAAACAAGAATTTAAATTATTAGCCGGAGTCTTTGCAACATACTTACCTCCTGAATATCCTTACGATGTTCCTGGTGCTGCAAGAAATATTAAAGCTATGGATTTTGATGAGAGAGTAGATATTCTACCGATTGCTGATCCAAATATTTTTTCTATGTCACAACGTGTGACACTAGCTCAAACACAATTACAATTAGCTCAAACGAATCCACAAATGCATAATATGTATAATGCCTACAGATCTATGTATGCAGCGATTGGTATAAAAGATATAGATAGAATTTTACCACCACCGCCACCGAATCAACCTAAAGATCCGGCGATTGAACATATAGATGCGTTAGGTCAAAAACCTTTCCAAGCATTCCCTGGTCAAGATCATAGAGCACACGTTACAGCTCACTTAAATTTCATGGCAACTAATTTTGTTAGAAATAATCCAAGTGTAACTGCATCGTTAGAGAAAAACATTTTAGAACACATTTCTTTAATGGCTCAAGAGCAAGTTCAATTAGAGTTCCCTCAAGAATTCCAAATGATGCCGCAACTTCAACAAGCTGCAGCACAAAATCCACAAGCCAAGCAACAGTTAACTCAAATTTCTCAAGTAATAGAAGCTAGAAAAGCTGTATTGATTGCGGATATGACTGAAGAGTTTATGAAGGAAGAAAAAGCTATCACGACTCAATTTGATCACGACCCTTTACTAGCACTTAAAGAAAGAGAAGTGGATCTTAAAGCAAAAGAAGAAGAGAGAAAAGTAAAAGAAGACGAAGCTAGACTCGCTTTAGATAGATTAAAAATGATGCAAGCTAAAACTATGCAAGATGAGAAATTAGATCAAAATGAAGAGTTAGCTAAATTAAGAGCGGACACTACTATGGATAAAGCTATGCTTTCAACTGGAACTAAGCTTTACGGAGATAAAATGAAAGCTAAAGACGTTAATACCTTGAAAGGTCCTAAAAGATAGTATAATAAAATAACAGGAGATAAATATGAAAAATTACAAAAAAGCTACAGCAATCAAAATTCCTTCTCAAAACTTGGAATTAGATCCTAGATCTGAAACAAGTATTAGAGGAAGAAACTATATTGCTACTGGTGATACTACTGAAGTTAAAGGAACTAAAAGAATGTTAGCTTCAAAAAGTAAAAAAGCTACTTGGTTCTAACATGTGGTTATCGGCAATTAAATTAGCCGTTTCTGCTGGTAGTAAAATTTACGCTAACAAGCAGAGAACGAAAATGGCTATGTCAGATGCACAACTTATGCATGCATCCCGTATGGCTGAAGGTAAGGAAGCTTACCAGGGAAAACTTTTAGAATCCAGAAACTCAGATTGGAAAGACGAATTTATTTTGATTTTATTGTCAATTCCCATCGTAATGTTGGGATGGTCAGTATGGTCAGATAATCCTGTACATATGGAAAAAATGGAGTTATTCTTTGTACACTTTGGAAATTTACCATTATGGTACCAAACAATTTTTGTGGGTGTAATTGCATCTGTCTATGGACTTAAGGCAACTCATCTGATAAAGAACAAGTAACAAGGAGAAAATATTATGAGAAACGATTATGGAACAAGACCCTACATTTCAAGATTCTCAGGTAAGACTGCAAAGTCATCACCTAAGAAACAAACAGCTAACGACAAGTTAGATGAATCTTTAGGATCAAGAGATGGTAAAGAGTCTACTAAATCTCAATCTTACAAAGATAGACGCGACGAATCTAGAGGAAAAAAATAATGGGAATGGGTGCTGCACTTAGAGGACTAGGAGCGATTATGAAAGGTGGTAAAAAATCACCAACTATTTCATCTGTTAAACCTTCAATTCATAAAACTAAAAAAGCTCAGAATACTGCTAGAATGAAAGAGCAGTTTAATAAACAAAAAAACAGAACTATTTCCGATAGAAAAATTATAGAAAGAAACGAAGCATCTAAAAAAATGTTTGACGATGCTAACGGAAGAACTAAAAAAGCTGAGGGTGGACCAATCACACCTAGAGATATTAATAAGAATGGTAAGACTGATGGTTTTGAAAGAGCTAGAGCTAAAGGCATGGCTAAAGGAATGGGAAGACAATTTAGAGATTCTAAAAAAGATGGTGGCAAAGCTACATACAAAACTAAAGACGGACGTACTGTTAAAAAAGGTTTATACTATTACATGAACAGAGCCAAAAAAAGAGGCACAAGTAAACCAGGTAAAGGATCTGTTACAGACAAAGCTTTAAGACAATCAGCTAAAACAGCAAAGAAGGATTAATTAATGACTATTATAACTAAAGGCATGGGTGCTATTATAAAAGGAATTACTAAAGGAACTAAAGCAAGAAACTCTGCATCTAAAAAAATGTTTAAAGACGCTGTAAGAAAAATACCTTTAAAAAAGAAAAAGAAATCTTTGTTAGATATTACACCTAGAAAAATTAGTAAAAGTATTAATAAAGATATTAAAGACGCTGCTAAAGACATTAGTAAACTTGGAGACAATATTGCTAAAACTACTGGTAAACTTGTAACAAACAAAACTGTAGGCGCAGGAGCAATTGCAGCAGGGGTTGGCCAAGCAGTTAAGAATTACGAAAAAAAGAAGGATTAGTGATAAACTTTATAAACAAAATAATTTGTAAAATATTTGGTAAAAGATGTGAATGTAAAGACGTTCCATCTACACCTACTCACTGTGTGAGATGTGGAGATTTATTAAAAGATTGTACATGTATAAGTCCAGTACTATGAATAAATTAAATAAAAATAAAATTAAAAAAGTATCTAAAGCTTTGGTAAAAGCATCTAAGTTACATGCAGGTCAAGCTAAGGTATTAAAAAA